ACCTTTACGTGGTGTGAAAGTATTTGGATCGTATACTAATGGAGTCATGATTAATGGAACGTATGGAGCATAAACTGCACCTGTTTCCAAGAATTGAGATCCTCTGTAACCCATCAAGATTACGTTCTCAGTCATGTAAGGGTTTTTGTAAACTTTGTAACGAGAATTCAAGTTACCAACTTTTTGAACACCCATTGCAAATTCCATTTTGTCACCGTTTGTATCAGCAGCATATCCAGGGATTGATTCCAAGATTGTAGCTACAGAAGGAGAACATACTAAGAAGTTAGCTCCACCTCTTAAAGTTTTTTGGTGAATTTTGTTAGATACTTTTTGGATTTTAGTTCCTAAAGTTCCGAACCATTGACCTTGAGTGTTGTAGAAATCTGAACTAGCGTTAGACCAAGCACCATTTACATAGTTTTTGTTGTTTACTGCTGACCATCTTTCAGTTGTTGCAGCATCTTGGATCAACATGTCTAACAATTCTAAATCGATCTCCATAGAGATGTACTCAGAAAGTAAAGATGTTAATTCAGCTTCAGCATCAATTGAATGGTAAGCATTCAAATCTTGTGCGAATTCTGGAGTCCATTGAGCTTTTAATTTTCTTGTTTTAGCAACAATAGATTCAGAAGCTAATGATACGTTGATTTCTGGAATAGAGATTGTTCCGTTTGCTGGATCAATAGCTCCGTCTTCGAAGTCTCCTCTTGTGTTGTCAGTTGGTTGTACGTGGTAAATAACTTTACCAGTTACTGTAGCTTGGTTTAAGAAAGCTGTGTCATCAACTACGAATGTTACTGTATTTCCTGATACTGTAGTTAATTCTGGGAAAGATGTTACGTTAGTAGATCCTGAGTACAATCTGAAAGCTCTTACTCCTTTTTTGTCAAATGCTACAGATGATAAATCAACTGCTACAGTTTTGAAGTCAGCTGGGTTGATACCGTCTTGGTAAGCGATAGATGCTGATGTAGCTGATCCTGTTGCGTTAGCTGTTACAGTAAATTCTTTAGCGTTAATTGAATAACCGAATTGACCTGCACCATATAAACCACCTGATACTTCTTCGTCTACTGCCAATTTATCGTTAGCTGTAGAAACGTTTCCGTATAAGTTCTCTCCTGCTGTTCTTCCGTTTACTGAAGTACCGTATTTGAAATCCAAATAGAAAACTAGACCTGAAGGTAAGTTCATTGGTTGTACAGAAACGAAGTCTTTAGATGCGATTTGAGCGAATACTTTACGTACTAATGGTAAAGCTACTCCTGCCCACTGCTCTGCATTACCTGTACCAGTACCCATTGCACCGTTACCTGTAGTGTTAGCTTCAGATACTAATTGTTTTGCTTGATTCTCAAGAATCATAGCCATGTTGTTTTTCTCGATTTCGTTAGAAATACCTTCTAACAATCCAGATTTAGCCCATTTACCTGACAATCTAGCTGCATCAGCTTGTAAAGTCTTGTAGTTGTTAGACCCTTCTAATAATTGATTTAATTCCATTTTAAATTGAATGTGTTTTAATTTTTATTTTTTAAATAATTCCTGCCAATCTTTGCATTCTTTTTACTGTTTCAGATACTTCAGAAATAATTTCTGGATTAGCTGGTCTAGCTGTTGTACCTGTAGCTTTAGATGCGAATGACTTGTGTTCTTTAATTGTAGTTGGTTTTGCCACTACATTTTTAGAAACTGTTTCGAAAACTAATTTTACTTCTTTAACTGTCTCTGCTTTGTCGAATGCTGCGATAACATTAACTTTTTGAGATTCAGATAAGTTGTTTGCTTTAAATACTCTATTTACATAAAGTAATTTTGCGTTTAGAAGATTAACCTCTTGAAGTTGTCCTCTTAAAGTTTCAACAGTTGCTAATGCTTCTGCTAAGTCCTCATCAACTCCTTCGTTTGGTCCTGGTCCTCCTGGTTTGTTAAGACCTAAACCTTTACCACCATGAAGTTTGTCACCAACACTGTCGATCCATTTTTCAAATGCATCTCCGTATTTAGCAGCAAGTGCTTTCATTTCGTCAGCTAAGCCTTCTTCTAACTCTACTTCGTTAACAGCTTCTCCTTTAGTAAGACCTAAACCTTTACCTCCGTGGATTTTGTTACCTACATAGTCGATAGCTTTTTCAGCTGCGTCTCCTACTTTTTTGCTCAAGTCTGCGATACCTTCTTCAACTCCTTCTTCCATTTCTTCAGATTGCTCTAATTCAGAAAGTAATTCGTTAATGTCGATTTCTTCTTCTTCACCGTTTTCTACTCCAGTCATATCGTCAGCGTATTCTGCTGCTTCTTCTTCTGGTGTTTCTGCTTCTTCGTGCTCAATTTCTTGATTAACGATTCCACGGATTAAATCTTTCAAATCTTCGATAGACATATCTTCGATTTCTAGATCTTCTTCTTCGCCTGCTTCTTCCTCAGCTCCTTCTTCTCCTTCTTCTTCTCCTGCTTCTTCTTCAGACTCTTCTTCTTCCTCCTCTTCAGCTTCTGCTACGTTACCGTGTGCAGTATCTGTTTCTGGATTGTTAATCAAATCAACCTCGTTCATTACTTCTTCGTCTTCTGCATCTTCCATTTCTTGAAGTTTTGCAGCTAACATGTCTTTTAAGTGAGGTGTCAATGATTCTTCTAAAGCTTCTTTAGCGTTGGCAATTGCAGCTTCACGAATAGTTTTAGCTTCAGCAATAGCTTGCTTTAATAAATCTTTGTTTGACATAATGTTTGTTTGTTTGTCGTACGTCTATTGTAGATTGTGAGACGTAATAATGTTTTACTTTGTAGTAGATATCACATAAGGATCGTGATATATTCTTATATAAATACACACGGTTTTTCTAAAACAATAAAATCCACCTTTATGGGGTGGATTTGTGATTTGCAAATTGCAAATTGTGTAATGTTTTACTGTATATGACCTAGTAAATATAGTGTCTCTTCTATGTTAGACTCAACATCGTCAAAGTCACTTTCATTGGAAGCTATCTGATTCTCTCTCTTATACTGCTCTAAAATGTCTAGTGCGGCTTCTAAGTGTCTCTTAATATGAGTTGATGCTGTGTTTAGATCTAACTGCTCATTTAAAGCTGTTTTGCTTAAATGATTTGCTTGCCACTTATGTATATCAAAATTACTTTCCATTATGCTCTTAGTATGTTATTTAAAATAGTATCCAATTTGTCGTACTTACCTGCTTTTACTTTTCCTTCATTCAATGAGATAGGATTCATAAATGCTCCTTGAGTAGATGGATTAGAAACAAAGTCCCAACATACTAACTCAAAATCTGGTTGTACCATTAAAGTACCTTCGTTTGTTTGAGTTACAGATCCTGTACCTCTTGATGAAATACCTATTGTATGTCCTCCTTTTACTATCTCCTTAACGATGTTACCTGCTGGTGTGTTAAGTAACTCAACTCTACCCATTAGGTCTTCTCCATCCCACCATAGTTCTTTTACAACGTGTGATGCATTCTTTAAAGAAACAATAGCTGATTCTGGATGATCTAATTCTCCGTAGGCGTTACCCACTTTAACGAAGTTCTCTATGTAGTTGTTTACTTCTTGTTCAAGAATTTCTCTCTTATAGATTCTTCCGTTTTGATTCTTGGCTCCTGCTCTCTGCATAATACCTACTACTTCAAATATACCTGGTTTGGTTTTTGATTCAGTAAGTACTGCTTTAAATGGAGTTACATTTACTAATAAATTACTCATCTTAGTTTAATAAGTCTTTTAGTGATACCTTTATTTCCATCATGTCTCTTTGTGCCTGTACCCATGCATCTGAATTCATTGCTCTGTCTGATGGTGATTCGTATCCTGGGTCCTCTTCTTGATCTGGTTGATTCATCCAGTGTTGACTGTAGTCATAGTCGGCAAATATCTGCTCGATACCTTTGTTGTATCCGTATATTTGATGATCATCTAAAAAATCTGCTAAAGAAGCACTGTTTTCGTCTTCATCCGGACCTGTCATGATATCGAAAATCATGTCTGTATATCCGTAGATTTGATTATCATCTAGATAATCTGCTAGTTGACTTTTGTATTCACCGTCTGATTTAGGTCCTTGCATTTCGTATACCTCTTCCTCTTCTTGTAATGCTTGTTTGATTAAGTTCTTAAGTCCTTCTTTCAAAGTAGCTTTTTTCATTCCGTTGAATGTATCAACAGTATTTTTTGCTGTAGCATCTACCATTTTATCGTGAAGATCAACTTTAGGATTAACTCCTGCTAATTGATTAGTATAAAATATAGCATCTTTCTCTAAGTTTTTAGATACTTTAGCTAACGCTTTTGTATATTCTTCTGGGGTTGGTGTTCCATGAACTCCTAATACTTCTAACTCAACTCTTAATCCTCTAAGGATTTGTTCGTATGGATACTTGTCCATATCGTTAGTTGGTTTGTATCTATAATCAGTTAAGCTCTTTTTGGTAAGTTTAGCTTCGTTTAGATTCTCATCCAATTCAATTCCAGCAGCTTTAGCTACTTTTTCTCTAGCTTGACCATGTAGTGAAGTTAGTTTTGCTTTTACTTGAGCTAATCCCTCTTTACCTTTTACTTTTAAGAATGATTTTAGCTTGTCAAGATTGTCCGTTTCTAATGTGTGTTTCCATACATCTGCAAAAGACTCTTCAGCTTCTTGGATCATTCCTCTATTTTTAAGGATAGTAACTGCATCAGCATATCCGTTAAAACGAGTAATAAGGTTAGGATGTTGCATTCTAGCCTCAACTATGAACTGATCTTTAGTGAATTTACCCTCTTGAATTCCGTTATATTTTTCTTGTAGTGTTCTCATGTTATTTATTTTCGTCTAAGTAGTCAAACATCTTGGTGTGTGAAGGACGTGAAGGTCTTTGCACTGTTTTGTAACCTAATTTTTCTGCTGTTTTTGTAGCAATATTTTTACCTGCTCCTTTTTTAGAGAAAGCAAATGGTGTTGAATATGCTCCTGCTCCTGCAGATGTACTCATCTCCTCTAACACTTCTTGAAGTGCTTGAATTAGCATCGACTTTTTCATACGTTCTTAAGCTCGTTTACTAACTCGTAATATTGCATAAGAGACACCAGGTGATTATCGTCTACTTTCTGTGTAGCCTTAACTGGTACTATTGCTTTGTATATCTCATCTAACTTAATCCTTACGATGTCGTCTGTCACTTTAGTCTTTAGTGTAGAGATTTGATCTTTAAGTTTTGTCATCTCTTCATTAACTACGTTTCTAAGTCTTGTAGATGAGTTAGCTGAGATGATAAACTCTTTTAGTATGTTTTTCTGCTCTGGAAGTAAGTCCTTGTATTGGTGGTTGAATTTCTCAAGTAGTATTTTATATGTCAAAAGACGTAAGTCCTTATCATACTTTGAATACTCTTCGATTAATGCATTCTTAACTTGTCCTTCTGCTTGTTTACTTTGGGTAAGGTGTTCTAATAGTGTTGTCTTATTGTCCACAAATACATTAGGGTCAACTAAGTCTGGTGTGTTTTGTGCTTCCAATAAACAGTATAAGGCTGCAAGTGGTTTGTATGCCTCTACTTTAATCGAAAAGAACTCCTCCAAGTCGTAGTGACTTTTTAGTTCTTTTATCAATTCGTACTTTTGCTTCTTAAGAGCAGGAAGATCTAGTTTCCTAGATATCTCTACAATAGTTGATACAATGGTCTCTGCTTTCTTTGGGCCTACTCCTTTGTTTTTAAGTACAAAATCATATAATTTAAACTCCTTTACAAGTGCTGTGTTACCTGTATAGAATTTTTTAATCACTTTGATTGCCGGAGATTCTTTTCTAGAAAGAGTATCGGCTGCCATTTGTTTTACCAATAGCTCAAATATAAGGCCTGTATTTTTGTATTTGGAATGTTTTATCTTCACAATAGTACTGTCTTTGTTATAAATATAGACTAATTATCTAAATCTTGGATATTATCTTCGTTTAGTAAGTCTGACGTTTCTGGTTGACTTTCTTCAAAGATCATTGTCTTCTTTGGTACAAATATATCTTTGTTTCTTAAGAATACAACTTTAGTATTGTTAGTACTTTCTTTTACATTCTCAGCATCGCTTGGATACCCACCTTTCATTCCATGTACTCCTAATCTATCTCTTCCTCCAGCTGGATCCTTTTGTGTACCTAAAATAGAGGCTTTAACTCTTGGACGTCCTTCTGGTTGTACGTCTCTCTCATCATATCCTGGTGGAACTTCTCCCTGTTCTCTACTTCCGTAGATAGAAGCTAAGTCGTGAGGTGTACCAAATGATTGTCCTGATACTACTGGATCGTTTCCTTCGTTCTCAATTTGTGATATTCTGAACTCTCTCTTAGCATCTTCTCTAACTAGATCTCTCATCTCGTTATAAGTGTCTTCTGATAAGTTGAAGATGTGATCGTAAATGTAATCTGTTGAGAACAATTTAGTCTCTTGCATTTGACGAGCTAAGTCTATTTTCTCTTTTAATAGAGCTACTTTTTCTTGCTCGTAGATGATTGATGGTGTAGTTAGCTTAATCTCAAAGTTAGTAAGAGATTCTCCTCTAAACCCTTGAGCATATAAATGCACCAATCCTATCTTAGTTAATTCACTCTCAAGTATTCTCTGTATTCTTTCAACTGATCTTGCAAAACGAATATCCTCAGATGCTAAAGTTGCTTTACCACTTAAGTCTTTTTCGTATCCAAAATACGCTTTTGGCACTTTTAGTGCAGCAAACATCTTGTCTCTTAAGTACTCAACGTCATTTGTTCCATCATACTCTAATCCTTTTGTAGTTTCAATACGAGTTGAAGTATCACCTCCACGAACTGGAAGGTAGAAATCCTCCATCATATTCATCATATTGAATCTCAAGTTGTATTCTCCTGTTTGAGGATCTACGTATGGAGTCTTTTTGATGCTGTTGATAGTCTTTTGCATGAACTGCTCTACCTCATTTGGTGGAATAGATCCTACATTAACATAGAACATCCTTTTCTCAGGAGCTCTCATGATACGGTGAATTAGCATCGCATCTTCCATAAGAGTTAATTGCTTGTATATCTTACGAGCTGGTTCAATATGCGATCTACCGTATGGTAAGTAGTTTGTATCTGATAGTAATCTGAAGTGGGCTACCTCGTAGTTGTCTAACGTAATAGTTGATTTGTTAGCCTTAGGTATGTAGTTTGGATCTGCTGATGAAGCTAATCCGTCTGGATCGATTGAGAATATTACTTTTGAAGGTTGTGTTGGGTCTTGTCCCTCATAACGTACCATGTTGTATACCGTGTAAGGTAGTACATTATAAACTCCAAATTCGTCTGAGATCTCTAGCTTTAAAAAGAAGTCACCATACTTACACATGTTACGAGTCCATGACCATAAGTTAAACTCAATATTCAATACATCGTAGTATAGGTTATATAATACTCTCTGGATACTCTCATCTGATGATTTGATAGAAAGAACTTCTCCCATATCATTCTTCAATGTAGCCTCATCTGCTAAGATGTCTAATGTAGATGCAATAATTGGATCGGTGTCCATTGCTTCATAATCCGAATAAAGTTGAATTCTTAATGTTTGGTAATTAAGATTCGGATTAAATATATTTTTGTTGTTATAGATATAGAGACGTGAGAATCTGTCTAATAGAGAGTTGGTTTGGTACTTACCAGTTGTTTGAATTTGGTTAGTATCCATTATCTTCAACTCATCCCCTCCTACGTTCCTTACTAGTATGTCAGTAGAGAATAATCGCTGTAGTGAAGAAAATAAATTTCTTTCTGCCATTTTAATTTGTTTTATTTATAAATAGTACTCCTATCCTAATAGCCAGGATAAATCCTCTTCTCCGTTAGGTGTCTTCATAAGATAAGGATTATTTTGCATAGGAGCAACATTAAACACAGCAGTATTTCTCTGATTAAGGCTTACAAACGAAGACATAGTAGCTCTTGATAAGTCCATACCCTGTTGTCTCATTCTAATAGCTGTATCTCGTACATATAGTGCTGTAGCAAAAGGCATTACAAGGTCATCATTGTATCCTGTTTGAGCTTGAGCTTTTCCATTCTTCCAAATGAATACCCTTAGCTCACCTAATAATCGTTTTGATTGTAATACAACTGATCTCTCTCTTACGTACTCTGTCATCTTAGCAATAACTAATGGACGAGTCTTTAGTGACATAGTAAATCCTGGAACTAGTTTATCCCTTTCGAATTTAGCCATATATGATTCAACTGTTTCAGTGTCTGATCTGGATGAGTAGTATAGGTTCTTGTACTCTCTTTCTAATATTTGTTCAATGGTTGACCATCCAATATTTGCATTCTCTACTACAAGTAGTGCATCGTTGTATTCAGATGCTATTCCTACAAGTACGTTTCCGAACTCCTTAGGAGATAGTTTGCCTTTATATTCAGCAACTTGTGTTACTGTTTCAATATCAAATACGTGGAATGCAGAGTAGTCAGTAGAGTCTCCCCTAGCAACGTCGGCAACAACCATATACGATTTAGTGTAGTCAGGTGATTCCCATACCCACAAGTTACCATCAACTCCTCTTTTCTCTGTAGGCTCCTTTACGTAGGTCTCTTCGTAGAATGATAGGTTCTCAACCTCAATTACAGTATCTCCAGATGACATGAAATCGCAATCACACTCTTGTGCTGCATGCTTTTCTCCTAGTTGTCTTGTTTGCTCATCTCTCCAAGATTGATCTCTTTCTGGATGTACATCCCATTTTAGTTTAACAGGTATAAATCCATTCTCTCCTGCTTCTGCTTTTTCCCATGTCTTATGGAACCAGTTACCTACACCATTTGGAGTAGAAAGTGCCATACACTGACCTCCTGTAGCAAGAGTTTGTTGTGCTGCAGTAAACGTCTCTTCAATGTTATCAATAAACGCTGCCTCATCAATTAGAAGTAGTGATACTGCTTCAGAACGTGCTGCATCTGAGTTAGATGATTTAGCTGCTATCTTAGATCCGTTCTTAAGTCTTAGTGATAGTTTGTTCTTCTCTGTAAACGGTAATTGTAGCCACTTAGGTAGATTCTCGTACATGAAAATCGTTTTGGTAACTAAGTTACGAGCTGTTGCTTGAGTAATAGCTAATGCTAGTACGTTCTTATCTTTGTGGAAGATCATTAACCATAAAGCATATGCTGAGGCTAATGTCGATATCCCTAACTGTCTTGACTTTAGTGTAACGATCATCTTCTCATCTCTAAATAGATGAAGAACTCCCTCTTGGAATGGGTATAGGTTGAATAGGATTCGACCTCTTGTTGGATGTTGTATGTAGCAATACTTCTTCATGAAGTAGGCTGGATCCTTAGCACACTTAATGTACTCTTGTGCAACTATTTGTTTTATATCCTGTTGTGACATATTATATATGTATATAATATAAATATGGGGATATAAAAAAACCCACCTTTATGGGGTGGGCTTACTATAAATATATTAGACTATTTGTCTTCTTTATCTTCTTTTTTGCTAGCGAATTTCTTTTCGAACTCTTTTCTCAATTTCTCTTCTGCTTTTCTTAGAGATAAAATATCTTTACGCATTTGCTTAACAGCTTTTTGGTCGATATGCTCTGCATTCTCTCCCTCTTCTAAAGATGATACTTTAGCCTCTAAAGCCTCAGCTACCTCTTTCATTCTGTTCATTTTGTATTTATGAGCTGCTTCGTTAGTTCCGTGCTCGATGTTAGACATCAACTCATCAATAGTTTTGTACTTTGGAAGTGGGTTTTCTTGAACCATCTCATCCTCTGCCATTGGAATCTCTTCTGCGATTGGAGCTTCCTCAGCTACTGCTTGTGGAGCCATTCCTAAAGCTGCTTGAACCATCTCTACTAGAGCTTGTTCTTTAGCTGTCAATGTTGATTCTTCTATTTGAGCTTCTTCTACAGCCTCTTCCATGCTATCCTCTTTCTTAGCCTCAGCTAAACCGATCTCTTTTGCTATCATTGCTACTTGTTGAGATGGTGCTGATGGTGAGTGACTGTATTCTGAGTAGTCAATATCTCCTTTGTGGAATGCATCTTCTACTGCATCTAATAGCCTCTGATGCTCAGGTGTTCCTGGTTCGAACATGTCATCTACTGCATTCATTGTGCGATCGTATCCGTAATCGCTCTCCTCTTTAAGGATTTGTGCATTCTTTGTAAGTTTATTCTCTGATAAGAATGATCTTAAGTTAAAATTATCTGCCATTTGTGTATTTGTTTTTTTGTTATAAATAGTTTACTTTTTTGTTGAGTATGCTAATGTTAAATTACCTAATGCAACTCTGTTGATTTTTACTGCACTTTCACTGTCCTTAAGTTTAGCCTGTTCCTTAGCATCAACAATCTCAGCTGATGTAGGACTTGTCCATAGCATCAAGTAATCTACTGAGTTTAAATAAGCTACCTTAATTGCGTTAAGATCCTTAAGTGGGCTAGTTTGCTCACTAGACTTGACCCATGGATGGTTTAGTAGCTTCCTAGTATCTGAATGTACTTGTTCTGCTTCTTTTGGAGTATTTTCTGTTTGCACCAAATTACCCTCATCATCTAACTGTATTGTGTATTGGGTACCTTTTGTTACTACGTACTTCTTATCTCCTATTTTGATTTCCTTAGACTGGTTGTCGATGCTATCCTCTGTATATGGAAAATCTGCTAGTAGCTTTTCCAATGCTAGTAAGTACTCCTTAGGCACTTTATTAACGTCAACTAAACCTGCATCCACTACTCTAAATCGAGGTAATGTCTTGAAAGGTTGTATAGCTTTTCTAAAGGTCTCTAAATGCTCTTGAAACTTAGTTCCTGCTATTCCTGCAGTACTTGCTAGAGCAAATTCTCTAGTACCTGTTCCTGATGGTAACTCTTTTATCTCTAATACCTTTCCTCCTGCTGTAATATCTTTTTCATTTGCTCCACCTATCTTAGCTCCTTGAATTGCTACTAATGGAATTAGCTCTCCTAATCCTCCTCTAAGTACTTTGTAGCTGTATAGGTTTGCAAATGCTTTTATGTAGGTATCCTTGTTCTGTACAAAGTCAGGAATACTAGCTGCTTTCTTATAGTTAGGATTAGCTAACGTAGCTTGAATTACGTTATCAGGAACCCTAGCTTGAGTTAGTATACCTTTTACGTACTCATCCTCATTGCTGATTTCGTCTTCTTGCTTTTCTTGTGCATCTTGACGAATAGGTTGATACGATGCTGCTGGTCCTCTTCCTTTATCCTTCTTTTGATACTGGTATAGTTGTGCTCCTGGTTTTGGCTTTTTTGTTGCTGTATCAAAATCCTGCACTCTAACGTAGATATGCTCCTCTGCTCCTGGTACGTGAACGTAGTCATCATCAGATTGACTTTGCTTTCCTGCTTCTACGATACCATACTCAGAGTATATCTCTTTTAGTATTTTTAAATCATCTGGGTTATTCATGTCTGGGTACCCTTTCTTACATCTGTAAGCCCACTCCGTAACTAATTTATCTATAACCTTCATTTTTATAGTGCTTCTGGTGTTTCTGGTTCTGCTGTCTCTTCTCCGCCTTCTGGTGCTTCTTCACCACCTTCTTCTGCTCCAAATTCTTCTCCTCCTGCTTCAGCACCTGGAAAGTCTCCTCCAGTACCTCCACTTGCGGCTGGTTCAGCTGCAAAGTCCTCTCCTCCTGGTTCTTCACCTTGAGTAATTGGTCCGTCTCTTAGCACTCTTCCAATACTATCTAATGCTTGTTGGTAAGCTGCTGTTCCTCCTAAGTAGTACCTCTTACCCTCAATGTTAGCCTGAAAATCCTTACCCATCCATCTTAAGTCGAATGATTGTCCGTTCTTAAGTACTACTTTGAAAGTAGATGGCTTAGGTACTGTCCATCTTACATCCTCTACGAATTCATCGTACTCTGGTGTAAGTAGGGATACTAGTGTCTTTTTTACTGTTGGGAACTTACCTAGTATTTCTTGAGTTGATGTTGGAAGAACTGCTTCTTGTTCTGTAAGTACCTCCACATATGCTTCAAGTATTGCTTCTTTTAAGTCATTTTTAGAGATAACATCTCTTCTGTGTTTTAAGTACTTATCAGTCTTATCAACTTTTCCATCATTATCGATATCGTCATCTTCTTTTCCTACTGGATCTAGTGCTTCGTCAACTTTGTCGTACTTGCAGTTTTTACTACCTGTAAAATATGGAGTTGGATGTGATGTCCCTTTTACGTGCACATGTCCACATTTGTGGCAGCATGTTCCTTTCTTTTCGCTCAATCCAACAACTACTGTTGAAGGTACTTGTTCATCTTTCTCAGATTGCATATACCCTGCTGTAATATCTAGATAATCTTCTGCTTTAGTTAACTTTGCTTGAACCCAAGCATCTAACTGCTCATCATCTCCTAACAAATTCATTAACTTGCTTGCATTTGATTGGATAGACTTTAGTTGTGCTTTTGCCATTGATGATTCATCATCTGGCTGTAAATGATCGTCCTCTTGTAAAGCAGGTGCATTCATTTTGATAAAGTCGTCTGATACTGCAAATACTACTACCTTTCCTGCACCATTGTCAGATACCTCAAGATCCTCTAGGTTATAAGTTGCTTGTAACTTATCTGCTACTGCTTGTCCGATTTTCATTGCTTTTTGAATACCGTACTCTCTTTCTTGTCCTGATAGTGTTGTTTGTCCGTAAGCCTTTAAGTAGCCTTCTCCCTCTGGGTATTTTATAAATACTTTTAGGAAGTTAGGGTTGTTAGGATCCTTAGTAGCATATGGCTTAAAGTCCTGTGAGTTAAAGTTACCTTCTGCTATATTTTTATTGATTTGAGATTCGTCACCTGGTAATTCGTTAGCTGCCATGTCGTCATATTCTTCGTCTGAAGGAGTTGATACATATTTAACCATTGCATCAGTTAGCTTATCCTGTAGTTGTGGTGTTGGAAGCGATACTTCGTTACCTTGAGTGATTAAGAAGTCACACAATTCAATAGGTCCTTGTTCTGAATCTAAAGCGATTGACTTTAACTGAGGGCTTAGTATGAATCTAAAGGTATCTTGTCCTTTATCCTGTCCGTACTCTACGTGGATGTTAAACTTGTTAACTCCTACTCCTGTCAGTTTAAGTGATTTTAATTCATCACCTTGAGCTCTTAGTACTTTCACCAATGACTTAGCTACCTCATATCCTACTGCTCCAGATTCCTCTGTAGTGTATTTGTCGATACCTTCTTCTAGGTTCCCTTTTACGTTCTTACCTGATGCTGTTTTAATTGCAGCAATGTCTTGGTTGTCCGCAAGGTCCTTAAGTTCTTGATCATTCTTGTAATCAATGGTAGACTTATCTCCTTGTGTAGTTTTTATAAAGGCAGTTTTTTCTCCTGACTCTTTCAATCTTATTCTCAATTTTTTCATATTTTAATACCTAAAGATAGTACTTCTAATTCGATTATACAAATAAATAGCAAATTATTTTATTGACAGTGGTATTTACCGTGTATATGTAATTACTTCTGTGCTGTTGGTGTACTTGCTACTATTTGATTATAATCGCTCATACTTAGTGTCTTACCTTCGGAACTAAGCTCTATAGCTCTTTGAGTTACACTATGCAAATCCATATCATCTTTAGCGTCCTCTCTTGCATATTCTAGCAATCGAATAAATAAAGGAACATCTACCGTAATAGTGTCTTGTGGATTTGGTTGACCGTCAATTATCTCTTGAAGTAGTGAAGTTAGTTGTAGTGATTTCATAGTATGCTCTTGTATCGAGGTATTGGTTATTAATTATTGTCCCAATGCTTATTGTACTGCTCCCACCAAAAGGTTAAATCCTGAGTGTTGTTATCGTAGTATTGTCCTACAAAGTCAGATTTAAACTTTGAGCTTGCATTTTCGTATGCAGCTAGGGTGTATATCTCTTGGGTTATCTTTAAATTGTCTTTAAGATGGTCTATTATAAATTGGTAATTAGAACCTCTAATGACTCCTGCTTCAACTAGTAGTATTTTTTTGTTACTTAGTTTGTAACTATACAAGCTCATCAGTGCATCTAATTCACGCAAATAGGTAGAATCCCAGACTTGGTCTGGATATGGTACATCTACACTAAACCCATCACACATCTCACCTTCGTGGCTTAGCAAATGCCTTAGTAGTTGACCTGCCATATTAGAGTAATCTGCAGATACCGATATAACTACTGTGTTACTTGCATTGAAGTTATTTTGTAGTAAAGTATTGCTGAGATTTACTATGGTATCTGTCTCCTCTTTTTGTGATATGTTTAGGTCGACTCTCATTATTTGTTTCTGATTAGTAGCTCACCTAGTACCTCTAATCTCCCTACTTCACGTTGGAATTCAATTTGAGTCATATCGAGAGATATCTTTTTGTACGTATCCTCATACTCTTGTTTTGCTTTTTCAAAATCAAGTGTTCCTTCTGTAGCTTTTTTGTAGTAAGGTAACTTTACCTTAAAGTGGTGCCAAGTTAGTAAAGCTAATCCACCTTTCTCTTGAGCATTTGATGCTATCTTAGCAGCACCTTCACCTCTTGTTTTAGCGAAATCTGCCAATACCTCTTTTGCCTCTTTTATTAAATGGAGTAGTTTCATCTTACTTTGTAATTTTTACACAGATATCTTTTCCGTCCTTAGTACCTACGTACCTATAGCCCTTCCAACAGGCTTTCCCGTCAGAACCCTTTACCTTTTCAGATAGTACTTCTTTTACAAGTTCCCTCATAAAAGCCTCAACATCAGAGGGTAGTTTCTTACCTACCTTGTCCACCATATAGTTTTTTGTAGCTCTTAGATGACTTTAACTTAGATGTCTTGCTCTTAGCATGAACACCTGGTCTTGATACTTTAGGTTTTTCTACTTTTACAACCGTAGAAGCTGATTTTGCTTTTGCCATGATAATTATCCTTTAGAATAAATATCACTAGTCTTGTAAATGCTTTCTAGCGTGTTGTAAGTAGTCCTTTAAGTGTTCTGATAGCTCGTTATCTGTCTTAGTTTTGTTTCCTTTCCAATCCTCGATATCTCCTTGTTCTGTTACGAAGGTATCGACTGAATTGATTGAGTCTAATATATACTGCTCTACGTCTACTAGGAATGCTCTCAAACTTCCCTGTATCATAGCCTTTTCGTATGCATCATATAAACCTGCTTTTCTAAGCTCTGCTTCGTAGTTGATTACACAGTCAAAGCACATTCTATGTATCTTGTACATCTTCTGACTTAGGTGGTAGTTCATAGTACCTCCACATTTTGGACAAGTAAGTGGAGTCTGTAGTGCTTTTTTAGCAGCATCTAGTTTAGTAATATTCTGCTTAAGTCCATCCTTAATAGTCCAAGTACGTCCGTTCTCTTCCCAGATGTCTCCCTCATTGTGAACTTCATGTGCCTTTTGGTACCCTACTCCGTCAACAGTCTTAGCTGAGAAGTCCTTATTAACTAGGTTCCTTGCTCTATTTACGTCTCTTGATTTAAACTCTTTTTTAAGTAAGCTCTCGCCCATAACCTAACTCTTTTAATTGATTGATAACTGATTGTACGTCTCCGTCTTTACATTCGATTGCTATTCCTCCTTTAGCAGCAAATGCTCTTAGGTTGGATGGTTTATCATCTATAAGGATTGCGTTCTCATTTGCAAAGTCTGCTTTTGCTGATCCAAATCTAAACTCTACAGGAGGTGCTGGTGATAGGTGGTTCCTAACCCACATCTTCTTTCCTAGTCTTGAAGTATTGTCTCTTGATGGAGAGGTTAGTATTGTTGGATGATATGGTTCAAGGAAGTCCCACAGTTGCTTACCGTTGGGCATCCATTCCATTTCTGACCAGAATACGATTCCTACGTATTGATCGATCAGTTTCCAAAACTCTGTTTCTCCTTCTATTGCTGTAAAGTGCTTAGGTCTTGTAACCTTAGCTATTGTCTCTTTTGAGTAGTATTTTGGACCCTCTTTACGAAGCATCTCAAGGAACCTCTTTTCGAAGTCAGTTAGTACTCCATCCATATCACAGTACAATTTGTACTTAGGAACAAAGTCCTCTTCTGTAAGTAGTAGTTGTTTTAGTGTTCTCATAACCTATTGTATTATATTATTGCTTTTATTCCTAATTGATTTGCCCTGTTTCTCCATAGTGTAAGTATTTCTTTCTTTTCTGCAACAGTTATTTTCTGTGAGTTTAGATAGTTGTCTACTACTTTTGAGAATTTGACCTTTTCCTTCTTAGCTCTGAAGTACATTCCTTGTAGGTTTGCATCTACCTCTTTGTCTAATTTAAAGTATTCTGCTCGAGGAAGCAAACGAGTATTTACCATTTGTCTAATAGCTGCATCATCCTCCATCATCTTACTTGGAACACTATTCCAACCCTCTCCATGAATAAGGTGCTCTATTTCATGTCTGAATAGGTCCTTTAGGTTCATCGATATCTCTTCCCAATAGTCTGGGATTAGTTTAGGATCTATTTCGAATCGTGCTTGAATAAAGTCCTCATCTTCGAGATCAGCATCATATCCTGCTCCTCCATCTACGTTTAACCTACTTAGTCCTTTCTTAAATACTATGTTAGCGTCTATATCAAAACATATGTCCTCAAGTTGGTAGGACGTATCTACTCGTACTCTTAGCTTGCCTTGTTCAAATCCCTCTTTCCAAGCATTAAATACTATTGAAGATGCTTCGTTAGCTGCCCTGTTGTACTTGTTGTTCCTCATAACCTTTTTGTTCGTTTTTTATTTTATCTTCCCAATTTCTAAAAGTGATATTACCTGTTAGGTATGCCTCTTTTTCTATGTCCATTAAATGGTCATCCTCATTTGTATTAGTTGTTTGAATGTTACCCAATCTCCCTTCCAAATTTTGCATGTGGTGAACCATCTCATGTGAGAATGATCGTAATACGTCCTTAGGATTTCTTCCTAAAATATAAAGAACTACTTCTTTATTATTTGGATCGTAGTAGGCAGTCTTACCAAACAAGTCATTTGCTTGTTGTGGGTCTTTTACTGTTTTAATAGATGGGATAGGTGTGATGTTCATTCCCTGATCCATCATATATTCTAATAATGATGCAATGTATGGAGTGTAGTCGAACTTAGGCTCAACATCCTCTGGTAATGCTTTTTGGTAAGGTGTATAATCGAACCCTGATTGAGAGTCTTGTACTCTTGTAATGTAGATTCTATCCTGCTGAAACTCTGTTCTGAACTTAGTCTTGTCTAGCTGATCTCTTAGTTGATCGTATACGTTAACTAAATCTGCTCTATCCTTTGATGATATTGCTGAGGATGCTTGAATTGGTACTCCTGTTACGTTCTCTTTTACCTTGCTTTTTGTAGGAAAGAAACTCTCAAATACCTCATCAACTGCTCCTAACATCTTATCTTCGATAGATGGTTCATCCTTTGGAGTTACTATTTCTATTACTTTCATCTTATCGTCTTTTGAAAGCACATTTGGTATCCACTTTCCGCTTACCATGTACTCCTTTGATTGTCTTATTTGTGTAGCAGAGAATTTATCATCCTCTTTACCTACAATAACTGGTAGAGTTTTTACTTCTACTTTAGGATACTTGTCTCTGTTTTTAGTAAACGATGTGAACTTACCTGCCTCATCAGCCATTGTACCTGTTATAATGTGGTCCACTTCTGATTGGTATTGATCTACCCAGTCATATACATCCTTAATAGGTGTTATTTGGCTTAGGACAACCTCTACTGGTGTTGCTAAATACTTAGCGTATATCTCCCAAATTGCTTTTGACTGCTCTGGTGTGATAGCAACTCCTTCTCTTATCTTTGGTCCTACAAATATAATCAACTTATCTGCATTTTGAGATAGTACTCTTGCATTCTCATAGTGTGCCTTATGTGGTGGTTTAAATCCTCCTGCATAAAGTGCTACTGTAATTAACTGATCGTCATTACCTTCAGATAGAGTTTGTGCTACTTTTTCAAGTGCATCTTCTTTACCCTTACCCTTAGCTGTTCCTACTTCTCCTGATTTAACAGATACCATTGATCTGAATATACCTGCAATCCTGTTTTTAGATCTAGGATTGTTTAGCTTTCTAGCAATATCATCTAATAAGTCCTCAAATGATCCATCAATATTAAATCCTTGGAATAGTATTTTAATAGTACCCCAATTAGTTGTTGACCATATTTCTTCTCTAGCTACTTCTTTGAAGTTCTCTAGCTTGACTTTTCTAAGACTTAACTTAACTGATGATAAGTTAAACTCATACTCCTCTCCTTTACTTAATGCAGGTACGTTTGAGATACCCATTCTTCTCATTACATCTTGAGGATCTTGCTCCAGTAAAATCACTTTAGCCAATCCTATTAATAGTCCTTGCTTTTCAGCAGGTAAGTCTAAGAATGATCCTTTGAATACTGATTCTTCTTCTGTTAATGCAATGATGTTATCTACTTGAATGAACTCGTCTTTTTTTCCTGCAATAGGAAACAATACTGAGATTAGCTCTCCTGAGTTGTAGTATCTTCTACCTGTGTATTTTTCACTCTTAAAAGGAACGATTACATTCTGTGGTAGTTTATTTACAGCATCAATTAGTCTTTGCTTTACCTCTTTCTTATCATCTCCTTCAAACCAAGTAATAATATCCAAGTCACCAAAGTCAGCTTTTGAACCTGCTTTTACAGATCCAGAAAGAGATGCTTTTTTAAATCCAGGTACATGCTTAAGTACTTGATCTACATATGCATTGAACGTAGATTGTACATCCTGTTTTAGTATCCTATTTCCTCCTGCTACTCCTGACATATTATTACTTTTTATATTGTATTAAGTTAGAATTATCTGGTAAGAATTTACCTGTTAATGCCAATCTATCTTGATTTTGTATCCAGTATTCTTGTAGGTCTTCTGGTATGTCACATCTAGTTTTATCTAGGATTCTTAAGTAAGTGTCGTACACTCCGTATAAATCCTCTTTAGATAATCCTGCTTCTAGTGTCTCCATTAGTTTAAAGTAGTCTCCTACAGTATCTCTAGTTAGTTTTAGTCCGTAAAGACTGTTTAGTAGATCCACTGCTTGTTGAGGATTGTTTGCTACAATCTCTTGAGTGTCTCTATTTTTTACTCCATAGTTATGAGAGAATATATAACCCTTGTGTGAGAACAAAGAAACCATTAATTGGGTTCTGTGTAATCCTTTTACGTTTCCTGCATAGGTTGCTGAATGGTATGCAAATGATAACCAGTCTACATCTCCTACGTTAATATCAATCTGTACGTTTTGACCTACTACTTGGTTGGTTTCATCGTATTGTGGAAAAAGTAGAAACAATGCTCCTGCTCCTGATCCTTTTATGTCTGCTATAATCTCTGTATCGGCATCTAAGATCTTTTGAGCTACAGCAACAATCACTGCTCGTTTCATTAACTGATCGTCAGTAGATGTTCTTGCTCTTTTTTTGAATCCTTGAAATAAGTCTTGAACGTGTTTCTCGTCTAATCCCCAATCATTAATATCATCAAAGGATGACCCAGCTAATGCTAGGTCAATGTCCCCTGAGTAATCTTTTTTTCCTACAGATCCTAGTGTCTTCATCTCTCTGAAGAATGGTTCTGCTTTAGGAAATATGTTCTTAAACTGTCTTAGGAATTCCTTAAGAGTTGGTTTAATGTGTTCTTTTTTTATTGGTGCTGTACTATCGAATACGTTTCCTCCCATGTTACTTATTTAATGTGCCTAAAGATACGTAAATTATATCTACTATGCAACTATTATATTAAATAAATAGTATTAAAGTTTGATAGTAGTAGGATAACTTGCAAACTTAGGCTCAGTTGTTGGGTTTTCGATTTGGTACAGTTTGTATATCAGTTTAAATAATTCGAAGTTCTCTTCGATGTTATCTATCACCTTTAACTCCCATCCTTTACCTTGTATCTTTTTACCACTCTTATCTTCTCCTCGAGTAGATGCTTTCAACCATAGAATAGCTGTTCTATCTATTTTAATTCCTTTTGCTTCTTCTATTGATTTAGCATAGGCTGCTAATTGCAAGTCATACGATTTGTGTAAGCTATTTGATGTCTTAAAGTCAATTAACCAAGTCTCACCATTCATCTTAACAACTAAGTCAGCTGTTCCTGCATACTTGTAGGTATCTGAGTATGTAAATTCTTCTGTGAAGATTAGCTCAGGTTTAGCTATATCCCAGAATTGCTTGAACTTGATAATCATACCCCATACAAGTTCGTTGTACTTGGCATTACCATAGTCGTCCATCCAAGTTACTTCCTTACCATCTAGTAAGTCCTCAATTGCATTGTGAGTTTGAGTACCTTCGTCTCCAGCTCTTCTCATGATTATGTCTGAGTTGTGACCTACGTCTTTCAACCATGATTCAAAGAACTTATTCTTTGGCATGTACTGAAGTACTGTAGTTACTGAAGGATAGTATACTCCTTCTGATCTCTGATACACTCTTCGATCTAGAAAATTGATTTGTTTAAGTTCTGGTTGAAAATCTAACCTCTTCTTAGCATGCTCTGATAGGATGTTGTTTCCTTTTTGTATCATATTATGATAGTTTATACCGTATGAGTTTACCTAGGTTCATCTCTTCGGCTTGTTGTACGTATCGAGTGAAATTCTCAAATCCCATCTCGCTCGGGTCTTTGTCTTGCATATCAACTAGATATACTTTTTTACCCATGTTTAAAAATTGTTCTGTATATTGGAGTGCCTTTTTAAAGGCATCTTTATCTAATGCAATGTATATATCCTCTGCTCTGCTGGATACTATCTTTTTCAGTAGGCTGTTTGAGATTGACTTACCTAGAATTGGAACTGCATTCCTCTTTACTGCAATAGCATCAAATACACCCTCTACTAATATAATTGGCATATTCCAGTTAATTAGGTTCTCAAATCCTATAATGTCTTTTGATGCTTCAGGATTTCTATATTTGTGGTATGCATTCTCGAAAGTCCTTGCTACAAAAAAGTTAAGTTGATTGTTCTCGTTATATGATGGTACTATAATACGTCCAGCATATTCTCCTGATGTGCAGTATCCTATATTGTACTTTAAGAAATCGTGATCAGTAAACCCTCTTTTGTATAGGTAATTCTTAACTTTGTTAGCTATAACACTAGTTGCTGATGATTCATATACTGATTGGAACTCCTTTGGTAGTTCAACTGCTTTGACAGGAGCATAAAATCTCTCCTCTCCTTTACCTATGTATTTAAGTATTTCATGAGCTTGTGCAGAAGGAACCTGTAGTTGTTTAAGTAGGGACTTAATAGTTCTTCCTTTGAATCCACATACCCAACACTCAAAAGGATTTTCTCCTTTTTCATTGGTATGAAAATTGATCTCTAGTTTTGGTTTATGGTGGTTACATTTAGGACAAGTAAATGCGTAGTTCTCCCTAGCTCTTTTGTGGGATTTGCCTAACACATTCTCGATAAAACCTAATAGTATTTGACTACTCATCTATTTACGTAACTAGTTAATAACCTAATATACAAAAAAAGACTTGAATAAACAAGCCTTTCTGTATTTTTTTTTATACGTCTGTCATTTTTAGGTTACCCTGACTATCTAACATGAAGTTATCTGGTCTAAGATCTAGCTCCTCAGGATCTATTCCTATTTCGCTTGCTTCTTTGTTTAATTTAGCTACAAACTCATCCGATACTTCACCTGTAAATGGTTTCATATTAGGCATTGTAATTATTGCTAGTTTTGGATTAACAACCTCTACATCTATAATTGGTACGAAGTATTGAGTGCTTTTTCCTTTTAGTATT